TGCGTCGTCTGCCCCGCCGCGAGAACCGTATCCCCAACCGAGTCGAGCGTGACGCCGTCGGCTGACTGCGCCGTACCGGAGAGCGTCAGGTTCGACGTCGACACTGCGCGCACAGTCGGATGCTCGGACGTCACAGTCACCGAGTCGATGATGTCCTTGAACATCTGACCGACGCGGTGCGCGGTATTCGCCTTCTCTCCGGTTTCGGAATAGATGACGTCAGCCGCGGTCAGCAGATCGGCGCGCGTGTGAATGGTCATTGTTTACTCGCTATTCAAACGAATCGTCGAAGTCGTCCGAGAAGATATCCACGGGGGCAATCCAGCGCACGGCCAAGACGATCCAATGCTGGGTCGGGCAATGCTTCAGCAACAACCGTTCGATCTCCGCACGGCGCGTGTTGATGATGATCGGCCAATCGTTTACGTCCGTGCTCAGTACTTCCCCACTGACGTAGATGAAATATGGCCACTTCGTGGAATCGTCGGGGGGTGCAGGGGGTGCCCGCCGCGTCAGATTCGAATTGACGAGATAGCCCGGATCGTTCGCTACCAAGTCGTCGCACTGCCACTGAGTGATCGGATCGCCGTCGTCCACTCCGCCGGATGTGTCGAACCCAGACGAGCACTGCGGTTGCTCGTAGCTTCCCCAGTCGCATGCCGAGCACTGTACGGTACCGATCGCTGGGATCTCGGTGTAGTCTCCCGGATCACGTGCGACCCACGTTGGCGGCCCCACCGTGGACCAGCACTCGTGCACGAAGAGTTCGGTGAAGCCCGAATCGTGCAGCACGTCCTCGATATCTGTTGGCGACTGTCCGCCGTCCGCCTTCCACCAGGCGTCGACCTTCTCCCGTCGAGTTGCGTCCGAATCGGCAGCGTTGACGAAGATCCCGCCCTCGCGTTCCCATTCGCTGAGATGCGTCGTGTATTCCGGGAAGACTTCTTCCCAGACCTCGTCAACGAACGTCCGGAACGTGGCGGGCGCCTCCGCCAATGCCAGCGCAAAGTTGCGGAGCTTCTTCTCCGCCGTGACGCTCCACGCGGTTGAGTGCGGCAGCAGATGCTGGATGACTCTGAACCAAGGCATTGGACGGCGTCACCTTGATCAGACCGTGGATTCAAACGTCGCGGTGACAGCCTGAATCTCAAGACCCGCAACGGAATTTGCTCCCGCCTCTCCCGTGATGAGTACGCTCAGAATCTCATTGGCCGCGATGTTTCGTGCGCTCAGAATCGGAGTGATAGGATGGAGCGTTTCGTATGCCGCAACGTCCACCGACGTGTCGGTGGCATCGCCCAGTTTCGTGGCTCCCGTTCCGATCCCGTAGACCGCAACCGCGGCCGTTGGCATCTCAGCTGGCAAAGAACTGTGGCCCGTACCAATCAGATCGACGACCACGCCGTTCTCACTCAGGCGTAGATTGGGGTAGGGCGGCTGGATCGGGATACGTATGCCACCGCTGCCGGCAACCGATGTTTGCTGTATGACCTGTGCGATGTAGTCCGGGGAGACGCTGGCATACTCGAACCGATCCGACGTGTTGGCTTGCATCACCAGCGGGATGTTCCAGGTCCCGAGACGCGCCGTAACGATGCCAGCAATGATGGTGAGCCAATCCGTGAGGCCATCCACCGCTGCATCGAATTTAGTTCCGGAAACCTCGTCGATCAGGTACTCGATCGCGTCCATGACCTGCGAGACACCGACCTGCTCGGGCGTGTTTGTCGGCGCGATACTGGCGTGCACGAGCATTGCCTGAACGAAGCCGAGCCAATCGTTGACCCAGTCCTTCTCAAGCGGAAACCCGGTCTTGTCGGCCTCTGACGCCTTGTTCTTGGCTCGACCGTAAGGGTAATTCGCAACGACCGTAACCTGCGTCGGGTACTTACTGCTGGGGATGATCGCCATCGCTCAAAGCTTTCAGGTGTAGACGGGTTGCCCGCTCGCAAGCTTCGCCTTCTCGCCATTCTCCAGATACCGCGCCGTGAATGTCACCGCGCTTTCCGCGATGGTGATAGCGCCGACGACACCGCCGCGCGCGTTCACGACGGACACGACAACGCCAGCGACTTCTGCTTGTGTAATACTGTCCTTGCGAGGGAAGACAGAGAGTCCTTCGATGTATGGTTCGCGTGAACGGAACCACTCGTCGAGTGCGGCCTCAATTGCATCCTGCATCGAGGCATCGTCGCCGTCCGCTACTGCATCGAGTCCGTCGATCCCCACATCAAACCCGGTTCGTGTGATCGACTGCACGTTGACCGCATCGTTTACCGGGCGCCGCGTTGCCTTTCCAGCGACGTCCAGGTTGATTGCGACGCCGATCGCTGTGAGTTGGGCCGCAGTCGGAGTCCCATCGGTGTCGTCTGCAGTGGCCAACGAGGCCTCGCAGTAGACGTCGACGATCCCCGGCGTATCACTCGTGTAGGGATAGGCGTGAATGATTCCCTCCACGGACTCCGCCCAGGCTCGGTAGTCTGCATATGCTCCGCCCTGCGGCTTCGCCTGCGACGTTGCCCAGACCCGCGCCCGATACTCCTCGCCAGTCTCGGCATCGGCGGCCGTCGTCGTGATGCTCGCGACCGTGACCGTACTCTGGACGTTGGCCGGCGTCCCCGCAAACGTGAGTTCGTCGCCGACTTGCAAGTTGCCTTGGGTCCCTACCCCGCCGGTCCCGTCCTGGTCCCCGTTGGCGCGGATGCTGACCGTCACGGTCGCTGCGTCGAGGTCCACCGCGGTCAGAGTTCGGTAGCTCACCCCGGTCTCGGAACGGAGCAGCGCGGATTGCGTCGGCAGCGTTCCGGTCTGCTCGGTGACTGCCACCGTGATCACGAGTTCGGCGCGCGTCGCAGCTGTCGGGTCGCTGACTCCGATCCGCCGTCCCAGTTGCACGAGCGGTCGGATCCGCTTCCCGTTGATCGTGACCTCTTCGAACGTCGCGTAAGGGATCAGGGTCTGAAGGAAGATCCAGCTCGCGTATTTCCACAGGATGATGTCGACGCCGGCCTGAACTTTCGCCCAGACGTGACTGAAGCTCTTCGGCAACAGTGGGACCGTGATCGATAGCTTCGATTCGATCTGAGCAATGATCGCGTCCGCCAGTGCGGAAGTCGTGGGGATCGTGAGGCTCATTGCGTCGTCCAGGGAGCTGTAAACGTGGGGTTGTACTTCTGCCCGTCGATCTCAAACGCGATCGTCAAGGCAACCCAATCCAGGCGCGGCATGGTCGCGGTGGCAGTGATCGAGGTTGCGCCATAGCCCTTCATCCAGTCGAGATCGCGCAAGGCAGCTTCCTCGATCCGAACGAGGTTTCCGGTTGTCGCTGGCAGCTCGTTCAGTAGGTACTGCGTCTCCGACCGCAAGACGCGCTCCGGGTCGGACTCGATCAGGTTGCCCCACCATTGCAGTCGATCGTCCGATGCCTTGCCGGAGTCTTCCTCATTGCCGCCGAATAGGCTGATATAGACCGCGCTCTCCGGGCTATCGGACAGCACGAACTGGCCAGCGGTGACGTCGACCTCTCCGCCGTCGATTGTGTGGTAGAGTCTGACGTCTGGCACGGTTCAACCGGTGTAGAAGATTTTGCCGAATGCGGACCACGCGACCGGGCTCGATGCCGCAACGACAAGACCATAGGTCGGGTCGCCGGCGTCTCCGGTGCCGATGCCGTTGAGCACTTCGGATCGAAACTCGCTGCCCAATCCCTGCGCCGTACCCGAGTAGGTCCAGACCGTCAGGCCAGTGGTCGTGAGTTGGACCTGAAGCTCGGCGATGAGAGCAGCGATCAGGTTGATCTTGGCGTTGACCCAATCGATCTGAGCGGCGAAGTCGGCCGAGACCAGAATGTCGGCCAGGCTAACACTGACCTCGATGTCGAGGATTGCCTGTGGGTCCGGAAGGCCGATCCCAAGAGTGAAGTCGATCTGGATCTGAAGCGCGGCCGCGAGCCCTTGGAGTTCCTCAAGCAGTAGCGCAATCCGAGCGTAGACACTCAAGACGCCGGTGTTCAGGTTGAACCCGTTCAGTTCCCCGAGACTGGTCAGGACCGATAGAGTCGTCGCGGTTCCAAGGTCCTCATCGTCTGAGGTTCCGACATAGCAACCGGCGCCAAAGGTTGCCCAGGTCGAATGCTCCGTTGCAGCAACGATGACCGCGTTGACCGTTCCCGTTGGACCTGACCCGCCGATCCCGTATTGCGTCGCCGTCGCTAGCGTCGTCCCGAATCCGCGTGCCGTGCCTGCGTAGCTCCAGGCGTAGAGTCCACCCGTGGAGAGCCCGGCTTCCATCGCCGCTGCGACCGGCGCGACGATTGTGATTAGGCCGTTGATGATTCCGAGTTGTGCGGTCAGGTCGAGGTTTGCTGTCGCGCCAAGAGTGATCCAGTTGAGCGGGTTCAGTTGGTTCGTCAGGGTCGCGATGTTGGCCGCGGCTGCGAACTGTAGGAGGATCGCAGGATTCGGCGGTAGGCTCGTCGTGAACGTGACTTGAGCCGCCGCCGCAACGCCGATTCCGCTCAGATCCTCGCCGAGGAATGAAACCTCAGCGCCGAGTGCCGTGACGCCAGCGGCCAAGCCGAGATTGATTCCGGAAACCGGAACCGTCGTCGGGGCTGAGAGTGGCACACTACGGTCCCGCCTTCACCGACTGCACGGCGGACACGATACGGCCGACGGCCACCGTGGTCCCGTCTGGGTTCGCCGCGGTTGGTGGGACTGGCACCACTGGAGAACCGGGTGAGGCCGAATTCAGAACAGGCACGGCCACCACGACCGCATCCCCGAGACAGGCTACTCGACGACCTGCTGCGGTTCCGAGGCGCACTTCTGGGCACAGAACTGACATGATCCCGGCGGGGCTGATCTCGACTTGTGCGTTTGCGTTGCTGCTGACAATCGTCCCATCTGTCTTGATCCACTGCGACCCAACGACGAGCCCGTTTTCGTCCCGCGCGTAGAGTCGTTTACCGCCCTCGCTGGCTTCCTTCGTGGTCGCGTCGGTCGAGGCAATCGCCTGGTAGGTCCCCTTGCCAGCGTTGGGAATCAGCGCGACCGAATCACCGGCCTGCGGCGGACAGTCGTCACCCCCAGGGGTGACCCACTGGGCCCGGGTCGTATTGCCGCCGCCCAGATCGACGTGGACCCATTCCCCGTCAGAATCACGCTCGAAACTAACGACTGTTGCCACTTTTCGCACAGGGCAGATCCGTTCAGTTGCGCTGGAAAACCGTGGTGGTTAAATTGAGGAGTTGGAGGACGAGATGACCAAGA